TCAGGTATTTCATAAAGTAGCACCGTATGGCCTAGCAACAGGCCCAGATCACAAGACCCAGTCTTATGCGACAACCCCAAGTATAAGAGAGGCGGCGATGATCTTGGCAGTTGATATTTTCCAGGCCAGACAAGTCAGCCAAACGGGCGGGGTGGGTATGGATGGGATATCTGCAAGTCCTTATCGTATGGGTTACCAAATGATTAACAGGATCAGAGGTCTCATCCAACCTTATGCCGCACCTGCATCACTGGTGGGCTAATGGCTGCAATAAGTACCCTACGTGCCACGGTGGCAACCGCTTTAGCCAACGCTGGGGTTTGGTCTACCTTTAGTTTTCCACCAGCAACCTTGCTCGCAAACAGCGTGGTGGTGACCGTAGCGGATCCATACATCGTACCAAGCAATAACAGCCAAACAAGCATCGCACCTTTGGCTAATTTTAAGATTTTAATAACCGCCCCTGCATTTGACAATCAGGGTAACCTAAAAGGCATAGAAGATTTTATCGTGGCAGTAGTAACTAAACTGGCGGCATCTACCCTGGTTTACAACATATCAAGTGTCTCCGCTCCAGCTATCACAAACGCAGCTAGTGGAGATTTATTAACATCAGAAATAACCGTATCAATCCTAACGAGCTGGAGTTAAAATGAGCACACACACAGAAGACTTAACAGCCTTTCTAATAAAGATAGGTCAAATTAAGGAAGCAACAAAACCAACTACACAAGCAAAGAAAGACGAGGAATAACCGTGGCAATTTATTTAAATAATAACGTAGGTGTGAAGTTGGCAACCGCTGCTGCCCCTACAACACCATCAATCGATATTAGCGCATACGTAACCAATGCTGTATTAACACAGGTGGTGGATGAACTGGAAGTCACAGCGATGGGTGATCAATCTCATCGATTTGCGGCTGGTTTGCAATCAGCTACACTGACTTTGGACTTTATCAATGACTGGGCATCTAGCCAAGTAATGCAAACCCTAAACGATGCATTTGGCAAAACCCTATCTGTCTCAATGATTACAGTTAAAGGCACTACCGTCTCAGCAGCTAACCCAACTTACCAATTCTCAATCTTGGTAAATAACCTAACCCCAGTGGGTCAAGGTGGCGTGGCTGAGATCGCTACTTCTTCTGTAACCTTTACAGTAAACTCCGCAGTAACAGTATCGCCATCAGTGGCGTTCTAACTAAGGAGCAATAATGGCAAAGCTAAAGATAACAAGGGCTAATGGCGAGGTAACCGAGCACAAGATCACGCCAGGTGTCGAGTACGCTTTCGAATTAAAATATGGATCAGGAATTAGCAAAGTCTTGCGTGAGCACGAAAGGCAGACCGAGATATTTTGGTTGGCTTATGAATGCTTACGCAGGGCTGGCTTATCGATACCAATATGGGGCAGCGAGTTTATCGACACGCTTGAAACCGTAGAAGTGCTCGATGAAGAAAAAAAATAACGCAGCGTGATTCAACCCTTTACACGATAGCAGCACTAAGTGTCGAGACAGGAATTGCGCCTAAAGAATTTATAGATATGGATACAGAAATGTATGCGGCAATCATACAAGTTCTGACAGATAGAGCTAAGGAGATCAAACGTGCCAGTCGAAGTCGTAGGCGTTAAAGATGTCCTTAACGGTTTAAGCTTCTTTGACGAGGATTTACGTTTGCGTGTTGCTAGGGCAATAGATCCACTAATGCGACAAGTGGCAGAGAAGGCAAAGGGATTTGTACCTAATAATGGTCAAGTCTTATCTGGTTGGGCAAAACCAATATCATCTGAAACTAATTACAAACCATTCCCTAAATATGATGCTGGTGCCGTAAGGGCAGGTATTGGATATAACCCTGGCAAAAATACAGCCAATAAATATGGCTGGCAAGTAAGCCAATATGTTTACAACGTAAGCAGACCAGGATCTATATATGAGACTGCTGGCCGATTAAACCCACAAGGTAGAGCACCGTTTGAGATGACACCATCTAGGGGTGCAAGTGGACAATACACAAAGAGATCAGCAAAAAGCCGAGCATTTGAAGAATACAAATCTAATAACCCATTTGCTAGCCAACAGTTTATAGCAGCATTAGAACCAGTTACCAAGCCAAAGCGAGTCCCTGGCACTCGTGGTGTTAATGGTCGAAAGATGCAAGGTCGTTTGATTTACAAGGCTTGGGCGCAAGATAGCATCAAAGTTTATGAAGCAATACTCAAAGCTATTGATGGATCTACCGTAGAGTTTAAACGCAGGACAACAATTAAGAAGGCAGCATAATGGCCAATATTTATGTAGCAGCGCAATCGACCTGGAATGGCAAAGCCCTAAAGAAGGCTAAAAAAGATATAACCGTATTCGATCAACAAGTCAAGACATTAGGTAAAACATTTGCTGGAGTCTTTGGCGCAAGGGCGTTATTTAATTATGGCAAGAATGCAGTTAAAGCATTTGCAGCTGATGAAGCAGCAGCCAAAGCATTAGAGTTACAGTTAAAAAACACTGGCAATCAATTCTCAGCACCTGCTGTAGAAATGTACATAGCCAATCTACAAAAGACCACAGGCGTTATTGATGACCAATTAAGACCAGCATTCCAGCAATTATTGACTGTTACTAAATCTGTTGAACTTAGCCAGGCAGCATTAGATACAGCATTAAACGTAAGCGCAGCCACAGGCAAGTCAGTTGTTGAAGTTACAGCAGCATTAAGCAAAGGCTATGCGGGCAACACCACAGCATTAACTAGATTAGGCGCAGGATTAGATAAGGCCACTCTAAAGGGTGGCGATATGAATAAGATATTAGACGATCTTAATCAAAAATTTGCAGGTCAAGCACAGGCAAGATTAGGCACATATGCTGGTAAGTTAGATTTAATAAATGTAGCAGCTGCTAATGCTAAGGAAAACATAGGCAAGGGCTTGCTAGATGCTTTAACAATTATTAGCAAAGATAAGAGCATATCTAACCTAACAGGCGACTTTGAAAAACTATCTGCTGGTATCGCAGGTACTATTGTTGATCTAGCAAACTTAATTGCTAAACTGCAAGAAATCCCAGGGCTTAGTTTTGTTTTTGATGTTAAAAATATCCCTGTAGTTGGTTCTTATCTAGATTATTTGATGGGTAGAGGTGGCCAAGCCCAAACCTTTACAGGCACACCTTTTGGCCAAGCAGGATCATCTTCAGAAGCAGCTAGACTTGCTGAACAAAAACGCATAAAGGATGCCGCTAAATTACGTGCCACGGAGAATGCTTTAATCAAAGAGAAAAACGCATTAGAAGACTTAAAGAAGAAATACGATGTAGAGCGCATTAATTTAATGGCAGCTCTCAACAATGCTACCGATGAGGAAACCAGGGTAAGACTTGCTGAAAAGTTGGCCATATTAGATGGTAATGCTGCACTGGCTAGGAAATATTTGGCAGATTCTTATGCTGCCGATGCAACAGTTAAATTAGCTGAATCCATAAATAAAGCTTCTGCTGCTGCTTTGTATTTCTCTGACTGGGCAACATATAGAGCGGGCGAACGTGGAAGCGTATCCAGCGGTGGTTCAGGTGGTGTGTCTACAGCGTTTAGCACAGGCGTTACTTATCCAACCCTTAATACACAAAACACCGACTGGATGAGTTATAGAGGTGGTGAGCGTGGCGATGTAACCGTAAACGTGAGCGCAGAAGGTTCTATATTAACTGACCAAGATTTACAAACACTTATTCAAAACTCTATTTTAAGTTTAACTAAACAAGGCCGTGGATTAACACCTGCTGGCGGTCTATCTGGCGGCACATAATGGCCGTCCCTACAATCAATGCGATTATTAACTTTTCAACTGGCCCTGCCACAGCTCAGGCTATGCAACTTGATATTGGAGTATTAGGTACTAACGTATTAGCCGATACTGTATCTGTTATTGTCGATGTATCAGATCGAGTAAGTTATGTGCAAACATTTGTAGGCCGTAACCCATTAGTAGATCAATTTCAAACAGGCACGCTAACAATGCGCATAGTGGATCAAAACGGAGATTTTAACCCAACCAATCCTCTAAGTCCTTATTATGGTTTGCTAACACCAATGCGTAAGGTGCAAATCACTGCCAATTACAATAATGTTACTTATCCTTTATTCTCAGGCTTTATTACAAGTTATGTAAACACCCAACCAAAGGATGCAACAGAGGTTGCCTATACAACTATTCAGGCTGTAGATGCTATGCGCTTGGCTCAGAATGCTCAAATTTCAACAGTTACAGGTGCAACTGCTGGCGATTTATCTGGCACAAGAATCAATCAGATATTAAACCAGATCAGTTGGCCAGCATCTATGCGCTCAATCGATGCAGGACAAACTACATTACAAACAGATCCAGGCACTACTAGAACTTCACTAGGTGCGATGCAAACCGTAGCCGATAGCGAATATGGCGCAGTATATGTAGATTTCAGCGGATCCTTTGTGTTTAAAGATAGACAAACTGCTACAAAGTCAATCGGTGGCACGCCCACAGTATTTGCCGATGATGGCACAGGCATTAAGTACGTCAATGCTGTATGGAAACTAGATGATACTTTGGTCTTCAATTCAGCATCCATTACCAGGGCAGGTGGTACTGCTCAAACAGCTACCAACGCAGCTTCTATTGCCAAGTATTTTATTCATTCATATAACTTGCAAGACCTGCTTATGCAGACCGATGCCGTAGCCTTAGATTACGCCAGGGCTTATGTTGCTAGCCGTGCTGAGACCACTATTCGATGCGATGCTATTGAACTTGATCTATATACCCCTGACTATAACTCAGGCATCATAGCCGCCCTAAATCTAGATTTCTTTGATCCAATCACGGTTATTACTACTCAGCCTGGTGGCTCCCAGCTGGAGAAAACCCTGCAAATCTTTGGCGTGGCAAACATAATTACACCTAATAGCTTTAGAGTGGTGTTTACAACGCTAGAACCTGTCATAGATGGGTTTATACTAGGCAACGTAGATTACGGTGTCTTAGGGCAAAACGTACTTTCATACTAAGGAGATAAGATGCCAACCTGGCCAGGCGCAACGGGCGATGTAGTAACTTCCGCTATGTGGGATGGGCTACCAGCCTTCACAGTACAAACTGCTAAGACAGCCGATTACACAGCTGCAAGCGGTGATGAGTATCAACAATTAATACCGATGAATAAAGCAACTGCTATTGCATTTAAATTACCAACAGATGCAACATATAATTTTGCAGTAGGTACGGTTATTACAGTATTAAGTATTGGTGCGGGCACAGTAACAATTAGTGCGGTAACACCAGGTACCACAACAGTATTAAGTGCTGGCGCAGTTGCAGCATCGCCAACTTTGGCGCAATACAAATCTGCCGCCTGTATTAAAACAGCGGCTAATACTTGGTATGTAGTAGGAGCTATTGGTTAAATGTTAAACATACTTGCTGGGGTTCAATCAGTTACTCCACCTTTACCTGCACCAACTGCTGCTGATTATTTAGTAGTAGCTGGCGGTGCTGGTGGTGGTGGATACTGGGGTGGCGGTGGCGGTGCTGGTGGATTTAAAACTAATACAGCATTAGCTTTAGGTGCATCTTTTACAGTAACTGTTGGCGCAGGTGGCGCAGGTGGTAATGCAGCTAGCGGCTCTAATGGTAATAATTCAGTATTTAAATCAATAACATCAACTGGTGGCGGTTATGGAAGTTATGGCGGTGGCGCAGGTGGCACTGGCGGTTCAGGTGGTGGTGGAAGTTATGGCGGTGGTGGTGGAACTGCATCCCCTGCTGGTGAAGGAAACGCAGGTGGCTCAGCAACAGGTGGTAGCGCATATACCGCAGGTGGTGGCGGTGGAGCAACTTCTGCTGGCGGAGCAGCCGCATCTTTAACATCGGGTAATGGTGGAAACGGTACTGCTAATTCTTATTCAGGAGCATCAGTAACTTATGCAGGTGGCGGTGGTGGCGGTGGTCGCACAGTTAATTCAAATATAAGCGGTAGCGGTGGTTCTGGCGGTGGTGGAGCAGGTGGCGCAAGCGGTGGAAGCACTGGTGTATCTAATGGTACTGCTGGCACAGCTAATACTGGCGGTGGTGGCGGTGGTGGTATGTCAGATGGTACTAGTGGATTAGTTGGTGGTAATGGTGGTAGTGGTGTAGTAATTATTCGCTATGCCAACACAAGTAAGAACTTAACAACTATTGATGCTGGACTTACTTATACTTTAACCGATACTGGTGGATACAAAATCTATAGATTTACAGCAGGAACAGGAACGGTAACTGTCTAATGGCTCACTATGCATTTTTAGATAAAAACAATATCGTTACAGAAGTGATTGTAGGTATTGATGAAACTGAGTTAATTGAGGGGCTAGATCCTGAAACTTGGTATGGTAATTTCAGAAATCAAAAATGTATTAGAACTTCATATAATAACAAAATACGCAAAAATTATGCGGGTGTTGGTTACTTCTATGATGAAGTTAAAGATGCATTTATTCCACCTAAGCCTAATAATGCCACAGGTTTTGATGAGGAAAACTGTCGATGGATAGTTCCATTTCCTAATGAAGCCTAAATTATGCGCAGCTGGAGTTCAGTTAAGAGATCAAATTGATACCTGGTTTCCAGATAGGCGTACTGCCAGTGATGGGTGGGTGGGCGATAGCCGCCATACCACCAGAAAATCGGATCATAATCCAGACGCCTTTGGGTTGGTCAGAGCAGTTGATATTGATTCTCGCTTGGGTGCATCCGAAGGGATTAGTGCTTATTTGGCTGACCAGATCCGACTCGCAGGCAAAACCGATAAACGCATATCTTACGTCATCCACAATCACCACATCGCTTCCAAGTTATTAGGATGGAAATGGCGAAGATACAAAGGCATAAATCCGCACACAAAACACATTCACATAAGCTTTACAAAGTTAGGCGACCTAAACAGCGCAGAGTTCGATATACCACTACTAGGGGGCAAGTTATGAATATGAAAAATCCATACGTACTAACACTAGGCGCATTTTTATCAGCCTGGGCAGCATCCAATTTCGCAGCTGACTACCGCTCAATTCTATGGGCATTACTAGCAGGTGTCTTTGGGTATGCAACTCCGAAGAAATGAGCCCGACAGAGTGGGCTGGCTTTGGCGCTGGCGTTATCGCCGTGCTATCAGGCGGGCTAGTCGCATTACGTTTTTTAGTTAAAGGCTGGCTTAATGAGTTACGCCCGAATGGTGGCTCTAGTATGAAGGATCAATTAACAAGACTTGAACAGCGTGTTGATGATCTATTTATTCTAATTAGTAAGCGATAATTTTAATATGGCTACCGTTCGCAAGCGCAAGAAGATAAGCAGACGCAGGGTGCGCAAATCGCCTGACCCATTAAGCAAGTTAGAAGTTTTCTACATTGCCAAACACGAGATGTTTAAAGCAGCACGTAAAGCGGGTTTCTCCGAGTCCGTTGCGCTGTATCTCATGGATAGCCCTGAATCAATGCCTGACTGGATCGTAGGCGACAAGGGAATTATCCCAACTATCCCTACTCCAGACGAGGAAGACGATTAAGCGTTGGCTAGTAATTTCAGACCTGCAGGTTCCTTATCAATTGGATTCTGCCGTAAAGAATATCATCAAGCTAGCCAGGCGGGAGAAGTTTGATTCTGTACTGGTGGTCGGCGACGAGATTGACTTTCAATCAATTAGCAAATGGAGTGAAGGCACACCTCTGGCTTATAGCGAGGATCTACACGCTGACCGTGAACTATGCAAGCAAATACTCTGGGATATCGGTGAGTACAGTCCAGAAATGCATATTATCAGGAGCAATCATTCTGATCGCTTATATAACACTTTATTAAAGGTACCAGGCCTAATCAATCTGCCTGAGCTACAGTACCCAGCCTTTATGGGCTTTGCCGATATGGGCATGACCTACCACCGCAAGGCGTATGAGTTCCACCCCGACTGGATCCTCTGCCACGGGGATGAGGGAAGTATGAGCCAGCACGCAGGTATTACGGCCCTTAATCTGGCTAAGAAGTTTGGCAAGTCTGTTTTAGCGGGGCATTCGCACAGGCTGGGCATGAGTGCCTACTCAGAGGGCGTAAACGGCCATTACAGGGCCTTATATGGCGTCGAGGTAGGTAATCTTATGGATAGAAAGAAAGCGGGCTATATTCGCTATAACAGCGCCAATTGGCAGAATGGGTTTGCTATACTCGAATCCGAGGGAAAGACGCTAACACCCACGTTGGTGCCTATTGATCCAAAGGATGGCTCATTTACCGCACTCGGCAGGTATTACAGGTAAAACGTTACCAAACCGTTATACAAATATGCAGCAAAACAATCCACAAAGTCATACACAGGTGCAATACTAAGCCCGTACCACGAAGCACAGTAGTGGTATAGACGGGCTACTAATGAAGAAGCTGCAGAAATGTCCAATGTGTGGATCTACCACCGACAGGACAGTACATAAGTTATATCGCTACGACAACGGAGAAAAATTCTACGATTCTGTCTGCTTAAAGTGTGCAGATATTCACTCACGTAGCTTGGTATCAAAATGAAAATACAGATTGATATAAAGGCGGCTGACTTTGAGCAGCTATGGAGTACCTCAATGGAATGGCACGGCGTGGACTGGGAAAAACAGGTAGATAGATTCCAACCTGCCCCCTTGCTGAGTTGGAAGTATGCGTACTGGTTTGACAATTACGTTGCTTTAAAAATGTGCCAAGCCTTCCTGAATGTTATGGGATCTAATCACGCTATACATAGCGACGAGGCTACGGGCGATTGGGTGCTGCTAACTAATTATGCTAGCCCCTGCCACCTACGCAAGACAATGGTGAACGCATGAACTTATACTCTGAACTAAAAGACCTCGGTTATGTAATTATGTGGGGAATAGTGGTTATTACCATTATTGCCTGGATTATTTACGAAATTAAAGACACAGCATTCCAAAATGGGTATTGGAAAGGCCGTGCACAGGGGTGGGAATCTCATCGCAGACTAATGAATACCAAGTTAAAGTCAGATGAGGTATTTGACTATGACAAAAACTGAGCAGCTCTTTGCAAATGTTATCGACACCCTCCACAGTAGAGGCGCTAATTATGGCCACCCAATCGGGAACCATAAACGCATTGCCGAGCTCTGGTCAGCTTATCTTGGCTATCCAATACAACCAAATGAAGTTGCAATATGTATGTGCCTGGTCAAAATCAGCAGGCAAGCTGAAGATCCACGAGTCGATGACAATTACACCGATGCGCTTGGATACCTTGCGATTGCAAAAACCGTGACAGAAGCTATGCAGGATGAGGATGGAGTGTGGGCAGATGGCGTTTAACTTGCAAGATTACGAAACGGTCGAAAGCCGACTGGAAAAATGGTGGAAGGACTACCCAGATGGAAGAGTGGCAACAAAACTTGAGCAGACCTCAGACACTAGATACATTGTTAGTGCTGAATTATTTAAAGCGCAAGAAGACTGGAGGCCCTGTGCGACTGGGCTTGCTTCTGAAAGCATTGCGGATAGAGGTGTCAATTCTACTTCTGCATTGGAGAACTGTGAGACTTCAGCGATCGGCAGAGCGCTTGCAAACGCAGGTTACGCAGCTAAGGGCAAGAGGGCTAGCCGAGAAGAAATGAATAAGGTTGTGCGGTTAGAAGCCGTGCCAGCCTTCAGCGTAGAAAACAAATCAAACGAGCCCGTGCAATGGATGAATAACGGGGTTGAACTACCAGGCGCTCCTAAGCCACCACCGTTGTGTTGCGAGGCGGGCCATGTACTACGCACTGGCTTTAGCAAAACAACCAAGAAGCCGTATTACGGGTGGGTTTGTATGGGTCAAATCAAAAAGCACGCTGTATGGGCCAAGCAGGATGCGCAAGGCAACTGGTTCTTTCCAGAACTGGTAGAAGAGGAGAAGGGAGGCGAATAATGGGATACGTTGAACTAAGAGATGGATCAGGATTCACCCTACGCATAGAGAACGATAAGAGAACCCTGACACCATCAACGGACCGCTGCGTTAGCTGTAATGACGACAGACTATTAACAGACGGTATTTACCTAGTATGTACTCAATGCCACTGTAGGCAATAAGGATATTAGCATGAAGCACGCACAGTTCAAGTGTAATGGCTGTAAACGCAACACCGAGTTCTTGTGGCTAGACCAGTTAGATATGCCAGAAGGATTCAAAGCGTATCAGTGCATGGACTGTGGGTGTGTCGGTGTGAAAAATATAGCTGAAGCGCTTACTATTCCTGACTCGGACATAATCCGATGCGATAAGTGTGGTAGTTGGAAGTTCATTACCGTGGTCTGCCACACTTGTTCACTAATAAAGGAGAAGTAATGGCTATCTTCAGTAAAGGCGTGAATTCGCCAGGTTATAAAGAGAATAATGATTACTACACACCAGAATGGATATTTGATGCATTGGGCGAAACATACGATTTAGACGTGTGCGCCCCAACGGGCGGTGTGCCCTGGCTACCAGCTAAGAATCATTATGACTTAGAAGCCGACGGCCTAGTACAGCCCTGGCATGGCTTCGTTTGGTGTAATCCTCCATATAGCAAGCCAACACCATTTATAGATAAGTTCTTGGCGCATGGCTATGGCATTATGCTAGTACAAGTATCTAAATCTAACGCATTTGTAAAGTTATGGAATGAAGCGCACGGTATAGCCCTGCTACCACCTAAGTTAAAGTTCGTGCACAAGACCGACGGCCTAAAAGGTATATTTATGAGCTGTGTGCTTGTAGGCATGAGCGATAGAGCGCTTGAAGCTATGAAGAGGGCTAACTTTACTAGGGTGCGCTGATGAAGTTTGCTTACGCTGATCCTCCGTACTTTAAGCAAGGTAAGAAATTATATGGAAAACTACACCCTGAAGCCGAGGTGTGGGATAGCAAACAGGCGCACTGGGATTTAATTGATCGCTTAATTGCAGAATATCCAGATGGTTGGGCCCTTAGTTGTAACCCTGCGGATTTGCCGTGGATAATCAAACACGACAACATAAGGATCTGTGTATGGGCTAAGACGTTCCATCAAATTAGGCCTACAACTGTCCAGTATGCCTGGGAAGCTGTGTTGCTGGGGGGGGGGCGCAAAGATAACAAACGTAAACCGATGGTGCGTGATTGGATTAGTTGTGCAAGGGCTATGCGTAAAGGTTTAGTAGGAGCTAAGCCCCTGGCGTTTAATTTATGGATATTAGATTTACTAAACTATCAAGATGGGGACACTTTGGATGACCTGTTTCCAGGTACCAATGGCATGGCTGAAGCGATAGCGAGTCGCCCATGATTGCTGGCTATGTAGAAACGTGGTTGGAGATGGATGATATTGTGCCATACCTCGCCACGCCGTGTGACCTGCGGTTATGCTGATGGATTTGGTTGCCAATGCTACGCTCTAGATCGCATTCGCCCTCAAGGCGAAAAAGCGAGCCCCGTAGGGGAAGGCTCGCATGGTGCACGCTAGTTGGGTGCGCTGTATTTGTAAGCCAAATGTTAAGCCTTGAAAGAGCTGATTCCGCTGTTAATTACAAGACTAATCATTACAGGCAGTGGGCATTCATTCAGTTAAATAATCTAGAAGAGTTCTACTGTTTAGACACGTTGTACTTCCATGAATCTAGGTGGAACCCTAATGCTCGTAATGGTTCACACTATGGAATACCGCAAGGCAGGTCTAAGTACCTGGCTACTGTTGATGGGTTTAAACAGGTTGAATGGGGTATTAAATATAACTACAACCGTTATGGTTCTATGTGTAATGCTCTTAATCATTGGCAACTTAAAGGCTGGCATTAGTGGTTAACAAGAAGGCTAAACACCAACGAGCTATGGGTAGTGGTCAGTGGAAGAAGCTAAGACTTATGGTGCTCGACAGGGATGGCAGGATCTGCTACGCCTGTGGGAACGAGGCCAATGAGGTAGACCACATCTGGCCACGCTCTAAGGGCGGTGATATGTTCGACCCACTAAATTGTGCAGCCATTTGCCGTGCGTGCAACCTCGCCAAAGGTGACCGTTTTTTTAGCCCTACGCCGACCCCCCCTGTCTTTCAAGGCTCATCTCTCCCTAGTACGGTAAGTTCGGTCCCAGATTCACCTTTTATCCGACCAGAAGGGCTACGAAGTGACGAGTAAAGATGCAGAAGTAATCCCCATTAAAAGGGGGCTAGCTTTGATCGGCAGTACGCAACCTAGAATCCACACGCCATTATTAAAGACCGCAAGCAAGGCGCAGGAGGTGGCGGACTTAGCTGAGAAAATAAACCTTCCTCTTATCCCCTGGCAGCGTTGGGTACTCGATGACTTGCTATCTGTAGACGGTAGCGGCACATTCTTGAAGAAGAGCGCCCTTGTTCTAGTAGCTCGTCAGAATGGTAAGACTCATCTAGCCCGTATGCTCATATTAAGCCATCTGTTCCTTTGGGGCTCTAAAAACGTACTTGGTATGTCCTCTAATAGAAATATGGCCCTGGATACCTTTAGGCAAGTGGCTTATACGATAGAAGATAACGAGTTCTTATCTAAACAAGTGCGTCAGATCAGATTGGCTAACGGCCAAGAATCTATTGCGCTATTAAACGGCGCTCGCTACGAGATCGCTGCAGCTACAAGAGATGCGCCCCGTGGTAAGACCGCTGACTTTCTTTATCTTGATGAACTTCGAGAATGGTCTGAGGAAGCGTTTACCGCAGCATTGCCTGTTACCCGTGCAAGACCCAATGCCATGACTTTAATGACAAGTAATGCGGGCGATGGCTTCAGCAGTGTATTAAATGATCTTAAAGAACGTTGTATGTCATACCCGCCGTCTAATTTAGGCTATTACGAGTACAGCGCACCGCAGCATTGCAAGATACACGACCGTAAAGCCTGGACTATGGCCAATCCCGCCCTGGGCCATTTAATAACTGAGCAGACGCTAGAAGAATCGGTTAATACTAATAGCGTCGAGGCCACCCGCACTGAGATGCTTTGCCAGTGGGTAGATAGCGCCGTCAGCCCCTGGGTGTATGGCTCAATCGAGGCTTGTAGTGATAGTAATTTAGAATTACCTGTAGGCCCTGCAACAATAATGGCATTTGATATTGCACCTACTAGAAGATCGGGCGCTTTAGTAATGGGCCAAATGAAAGAGGGCAAGATAGCAGTAGGGCTAGCACAACTATGGAGTAGCGAAGTAGCTGTGGATGAGACAAGGATGGCCAGTGATATAAATGAGTGGGCCCGCAAGTACCATCCGACAATAATCTGCTTTGACAAGTACGCCACGCAAACTTTGGCAAGCAAGTTAGAGCAAAGCGGCTGGAAAATGCAAGACGTATCAGGCCAAGCGTTTTACCAGGCATGTTCGGATCTATCTGATGCTTTAGCAAACGGAAGGCTGGTGCACTCGGGCCAGGCAGACCTGGTACAGCATTTAAATAACTGTGCAGCTAAAACAAATGATGCTGGCTGGAGAATCATTCGTAGAAAAAGCGCTGGCGATGTCACAGCGGCTATTAGTCTTGCAATGGTGGCGACAGAATTAACCAAACCACAAAGAACCGCCCAGATCATTGTCTAACTTGCACTAATTGTCCGTTTTAGGTATATTATGTTGATATGGGTCTATTGTCTGCTTTGGGTATAAATAAAAAAACTGAATCTGTCCAAGCGCAATACGCCCCTGCCATTATGGACACGGCCTACGGGTACGGTTCGTTTACAACTGGTGTCGGTAATTTCCCTGGCGGTTTAGATCGCAACTTCGCCATGCAGGTTCCAGCGGTTAGCCGTTGCAGAAACTTAATAGCTGGTGTAGTTTCTTATCTGCCGCTTAAACTTTACAAGAAGTCAAGTGGTGAGGTACTGGGGAGTCCTCTGTGGTTAGAACAACCAGACTATCGGCAGCCACGATCCGTCACTATCAGTTGGACTGTCGATAGCCTCCTTTTCTACGGAACCGCATTCTGGCGTGTCACAGAATTGTATGCAGATGACCTAAGACCATCTCGTTTTGAGTGGATTGCTAATAACAGAGTTACATTTACAACTAATAAATTTGGCACCGAGGTCAGCGAATACTTTATTGATGGTGAAAGAGCACCTATGTCAGGTATTGGCTCTCTTATTACATTCCAGGGCCTGACGCAAGGCGTATTACAAACCGCAGCTCGCACCATTCAAAGCGCATTAGATATTGAAAAGGCTGCAGCCGTATCCGCACAAACTCCCGTACCGTCTGGCTATATTAAGAATACAGGAGCAGATTTACCAGAGCAACAAGTATCTGGATTACTAGCTCAATGGAAGCAAAGCAGATTAAACAGATCAACAGCATATTTAACTAGCACATTAAGTTATGAAACTACAGGATTCTCACCCAAAGACATGATGTACAACGAGGCGCAACAGTACCTTTGCACCCAAATAGCCAGGGCTATGAATATTCCAGCCTACATGATCAGCGCCGATATGAATAACAGTATGACCTATCAAAACATTATTGACGGTCGTAAAGAATTCGTGGCTTATTCGTTGCAACCGTTTATTTGCGCAATCGAGGACAGACTTAGTATGGATGATATTACGCCAAGAGGCCACACGGTAAAATTCGCAATCGAGGAGTCATTCTTACGGGCGGACACAATGAAGCGCTTAGAAGCATTAGAGAAAATGCTGGCATTAGGTTTAATAAACGTTGAAGATGCTAAAGAAATGGAAAACATGACACCTAACGGGAAAGAAGTAGAAGATGATACTTACATTCAGTAGCCAGATTGAGAGCGCCGATGGCGAGCGCAGAATCATAGCTGGCAAGATTGTGCCATACGAAGAAGTCGGGAATACCTCGGTCGGCAAAGTTGTATTCGCTAAAGACTCAATCGAGATAGGCGATCCTGGCAAGGTTAAAATGCTGATGCAACACCGCCCAGATAAGCCAATCGGTAGAATGCAGAAGTTTAACAAAGCAGAAGACGGCGTGTACGCATCATTTAAAATTAGCGCAAGCATGCAAGGCCAAGACGCTTTAATCCTTGCGGGCGAACAATTAATAGACGGTTTGTCCGTTGGAGTTGACGTAAACAAGTCAATTCAGAAGAAAGATTATCTATATGTGACCAGCGCAAGCCTGCGTGAAGTCAGCCTGGTGGAATCGCCAGCATTCACCGCTGCGCAAGTAACTAAAGTTGCTGCTAGTGAAAACGAAGCAGAGACACCAATCGAAACTAAAGAAAGCGAGGCTCCTGTGGAAGATTTAGCAACAGCGCCACAAGAAGCAAAGGCAGAGGCTGCTACTCCTACAGTAGAAGCCGCACGCCCAGTTATTACAGCACCACTTATTCAAACATCTGTACGTTCGCCAATCACATCTATGGCTTCATATACAGAGCACAAAATTAAAGCTGCTTTAGGCAACGATGATTCTAAACTGTACATAGCTGCAGCCGACGACTCATTTGCAACTAACCCAGCATTTTCTCCAACTCAATATCTAAGCGAGTTTGTAACTAATACACGCTTTGGCACTCCAGCAATTGATGCCTGTTCACAGGGCACACTTCCAGCCTCGGGCATGACAATAAACGTGCCTTCACTTGTTACCTCAAGTGGTGGTGGAACTGGAGTTGCACCAGTTGTAACTGTTGAAGCAGAAGCTGGCGCAGTACAAAATACTGGCATGGAAACCGCTTATTTAACAGGCACAGTATCCAAGTACTCAGGTATGAATACACTGAGCGTGGAACTGCTTGAGAGATCGGATCCTAACTTTTATGCAGAACTTACAAAGCAACTCGAGTATGCATATTTAAAGACAATTGATACAACGGTATTAACTGCTTTACTTGCAGCTGGTATGAATGGTACAAATACATCTGCTGACCTTGATGGAATCGTTGCATTTACTACTGAAGGTGCACGTACTATCTATTCAAACACAGGTTACTTTGCACAGAACTACATCGCTAACCCAGCACAATGGGGTGCGTTGATCGGTGCGCAAGATACAACAAAGCGACCAGTATTTAACGCTTTGCAACCAATGAACGCAGCTGGACAAGTAAATCCAACATCTATCCGAGGCAACGTTCTTGGATTGGATCTTTACGTGGATAAAAACTTCTCAGCAACTACATTCGACGATGATTCTGCTGTGATCCTTGCACCAGAAGCATTTACCGTATATCGCTCACCACAGGCATTCATGTCTGTAAACGTAGTTTCTAACCTACAAGTACAGGTTGCGATCTATGGATACATGGCAACAATCGCCAAGATGCCTAACGGAATCTTGAAGTACAAGAAGACCTGATAAGACCGATTAACCAATAAGTAATCCCCTGGGGTTTAGTAGCCCTAGCCCTGGGGGAGTTTTTAACAAAGGAGTAGAGATGCCAGCCACGTATGTGACCACAGCCGAGTTGCGAACTAACCTCGGTATTGGCTCTCTTTATTCAGACGCAACTATTGAAGAAGTATGCCAAACCTCAGAAGATTTAATTAATCAATACTTATGGTTCAATACTGCCCCAGTAGTAGGAACAGCATTACAAGATAACGTGGCAACTCTTATGCTTGCTAATCCAAACGCATTTGCTGCGACCCAATCGATAGTGGTAAGTGGCTGCGGTGCCACGTTCAACGGCACGCACACAATCACGGGCACAATCCCGCCAACCTCTGGAACTACGAGCCTCATCCCAGTATTTATGTATAACTACGGCCAGGTTAATTTCCCTAATGGCTATTCATTTGTGCAGTACGCCAAGACTGCAGCTAATCAGGTATTTCACAAAGTAGTACCGTACGGCCTAGCAACAGGCCCAGATCACAAAACCCAGTCTTATGCGACAACCCCAAGTATAAGAGAGGCGGCGATGATCTTGGCAGTTGATATTTTCCAGGCCAGACAAGTCAGCCAAACGGGCGGGGTGGGTATGGATGGGATATCTGCAAGTCCT